AAATCCGGTTGGCTTACCTAGTGACGCTACCGGCTACCGTATCGCGTTGGGATGCCTGGACGGTCACTTACAAGGCGGGGCATTCGCAAGACGGCCAAAGCGTACCAGAGGCGGCCAGGGCAGCAATCTTGATGCTTGCGGCTCACTACTTCGAGAATCGGGACATGCTGATGGCCGACGCGATGCAAACGATGCGACCTTACGAGATGCTTGTCCGGCGATTTATGCGGAGTAGCTACCCATGAACAAATCACAAGAAAAAACCAATCCGCTCGACCGGACCAACGCAGCAATTAAAATCCCAGAGGGTGGATTGACTTGCGAAGACGGAAGAAAATTCCTCGTTAGGTGCTGGAAGCCAACGGTTAAAACCGTCGGCTTAGTAACAATCGAGATGGAAGTTATTGTGCAATTTCCCGATGGGGAGTATGCGCAGTGAGGCCCAAGAACCAACGCACCGGTGCCTTGCGGCATCGATGCACAATCCAACAGACGACAGAGACCCAAGACGCAAGCGGCCAGCCTATCGTTTCGTGGACGGCTTACGTGGTCGATGAGCCTTGCCAGTTCACGCCGACGGCTGGAATCGAATCGATGAGGGGTCGGCAACTTGAGGCAGGCACAAGGGCGGTTTTTCGAGTCCGATACCGATCGGGATACACGGTTCAAATGCGAATTGTTTACCAGGGCGAAACCTACGGAATCACGGCGGTAAACATGGTCGACGGGCTACGCAACTACATGGACATTATTTGCTCGGCGGTGTTGCCATGAGTACCACAATCGAGATCAACGAGGATCTTATCAGGCAAATCGGGCAAATCCCGTTGATGCTTCGCAACGCTCCATTCGGTCGATGCTTGGGAGCGTTTGCAAAGCCCGTTGCGGCGGCTTGCCAAGGCCATGCTCAATCATCGAGGGCTACAGGATCGCGGCTTAAATGGTCCAAGAAATTCAAGAATAACGCGGCGTTCCAAAACGATTCGAGGCAGCATTTTAACCACAAGGTATTCAAGGGCGGTATCGGCGTTGTCATTGGAGCGACCTGGAAAGAGGGCAATAAGCAACAGTTTGTGATGCCCTACAAAAAAGGCGAAAGCTACGAGCGAAACCATTGGGGCAAGCCTGGATCGCCTGTTATTTATACGGGCCGATCCGGTCGGCAATACACTCGAATTAACCGATCAAAAGCGACCGTCGCGACATTCCCCAAAGAGCAACGCGCACCAATGCGGGCTTATCGCCAAACCTCGGGCGCGGCCGAAGCGGCTTTCGTCAATCAACTTCAAAAGGAAGTAAAGGAGCTACGAATTGGCTAAGAACCTTTCATTGACCGGGACCGTAACGATTGCATCGAGCGGAACCGTATCGACGGCGATTACCATCGATGGTGGTCGGACGGTGCTTGCACTCAGGACGCCAGCGACGCTAACCGGGACCGAATTCAAGTTCCAGGCCTCGACCGATGGCGATAACTTTTTCGCGTTGTACAACGGCTCGACCGAATACGCGGTGACTGTTGCGGCGTCGCGGTATGTTGCGCTGAATACCGAAGTGATGGCCGGGGTGCGATTCCTCAAGGTTGTCAGCGGGTCAAGCGAAGCGGCAGCAAGGACGATCAGCGTCATAAGCGGGGAACTGTAAATGTCGGCGATCGGCGAAGCATTACGAACCAAGCTATTGAGCTATTCGGCGGTATCAACGCTCATCGGGCAGCGTATGTACCCTGATGCCTTGGTTCAGAACGCAACGCTTCCGGCTTGCCTTTACTACGTCACATCGACCGAACGCGAGAATCACTTGCAGGGCCTCAGCAAGCTCGCTCACGCACGATTCACCATCGAATGCTACGCCTTGACGCGAACGACAGCAAGTGCGATCAGTCGAGCGATTAGGGACACTGGGATTGATGCCTTTCGTGGCGTTGTCAGTTCGCACACTTTTTGCGGGATCGATTTTGATTCCGGTGATGAATACATGCAGGAGCCGCCAACAGACGGCAATCAAGAGCACAGGTACATAGTTTCGTTTGATATGCTTGTTCACTACAAGGAGCCTTAAGAATGCCAGCACTTACCGTTGCAGATACCGGACTCGGAGCGACCATTTCGGGAACCGGATTGGTTACCACTCAGGTTGTTTCGATCGGCGAAATGACGATCAGCGTTGATACACTCGACATTACGAGCCTCGACACGGCCGGATTTGAGGCCCTTCGACCTTCGGACCTCCGGAAGAATCCAGAGGTTGACGTTGTGTTTAACTGGCTCGGGGCGGCTATTCCGATCACTACCGCGATGATCCCAACCTCGGAGCCTTACGCTGGAATTTCGGTTACAGTCACCTTTCCAGGGGCAGGAAGCCTCCAAGGAACGGCTTTCGTCAAGGAAGTCAAGACGCCAAAGCTTGCCAAGGGTGAGGTTATGAAGGGCAGCTACAAACTGCAATTCGACGGCGCGACCGATATCACTTTCACCCCTGCTTAAGGAGCAATCGAGCATGGTTTTTCAATTAAATCGCCAGCGTGGTATTTCGTTGGCTACTGGGATCGAGCGGGACTTGAACCAATGCCAAATTCGCGTCGGCGGTAAGCTTGTTGGTTATTTGCAGTTCGGCGAAACGCCACAGATTCAGGCGATATTTGAATTCCCACATGATGCCTTGACGGCTGACGAAATCGCTTCGCTCGAAATGCAACTCGAAGCGATCCAAGGCTATCCGGCCAAGGTTCAGCCGCCCGAACAGGTTTCGCGTACATTCGTCAAGGCAGCACTCGAAGCAATCGCACAGGCGAAGGATGAGGACGATGAGTAGCCAAGACGATTTTTTGAGCCTTGCAAAGCGTGATTTGGCCGTCGAGCCGGTCACGGTCAAGGGTCGGCAATACTTCATCCATGAGCTATCCGAATCGGATGCGGCTAACATGGAAGTCGAATTGCAGACCAAGAAAGGCTATGACTGGACTGCGCATCGGCGGGTGATGGTTGCCTACTGCCTTCGAGACGAATCGGGGCAGCGGGTTATTGCAGATCCTAACGTACTGCGAGACCTTCCCAGGTCGGTTGTTGGGCCCCTTTACGATCAGTGCTTGGAGATCAACAAGTACGACCAGGGCGAAATCGAGGCCCTTGCAAAAAAATCAGAAAGAGCCGACGCCTAAAAATAGCGTTTAGGCTCTGCCTGAAATGGGGGATACAGGATCCGGCGGCTTGGATGCAAAGTCTACCTGCCGGGGCATTAAATCAGTGGATGGCTTGGGACATGGTGGAACCGATGGGGGAACGCTGGATGCAGACTGCGAAGCTCTTGGAAGCCCTCTATTTGCCCCTCTACGCACGCGCCGACGAGGAACCGCCTGACGCATCGGATTTTATGCCGGATCGCTTCTACAGGCCCAGGGTTAGCGCAGCGTCGATTCTCAAGCAGTCGGCTCAATCCTGCAAGGCGATGGCGAACCAAGTGAAATCGATGTTCGGATTTGGGGGTAAGTAGATGGCGCAGACGATCAACGTAGCGAATATCCGAATCGGAATGAACGCCGACGGCGGCGAATTCCTTCGCGGTGAACTGCGTAGCATGACGGCTACGCTAAAGCAGTCCGAGCCGTCGATCGATAAGTTCCGGCGTGACATGGGGCTATTTGAGCGGGCATTGCGCGAGGGTGCTATCAGTATCACGCAATTCGTTCAGGCTGAAAACCACCTTATCGCCAAGTACGGTATCGCGACTCAGCAGACCGAGCAACAGGCAGCAGCAACCAAGCGACTAGCCCAAGCAACGCAAGACGCATCGAGGACGGTCGACGGTCAAGCAATATCGCTTCGATCACTACAGGCGGCAGCAGGCCAGTATATCGGCATCGCAGCAGGGTTCCAGGCGATCAAGAAATCCGTTTTGCTTGCGACGGAACTAGAGAATAACGCGATCGCCTTCGAGGTTATGACTGGATCGGCATCTAGGGCCAACACGCTTCTAAAAGAGTTCAAGCTACTAGACGTTCAGAGCCCCTTGAACTACGGCGAATTTGCTAGGGCCGGCCAAACATTGATGCAGTTCGGCGTTGAATCGACGCGGGTATCTCAGCACCTCGAGCGGCTAGCAGCGATCAGCCTCGGAAATCGCGACAAGTTCCAGAGCCTTTCGCTGGCCTTCGGTCAGACCCAAGCAGCGGGCCGGTTGATGGGGCAAGAAGTCTTGCAGATGATTAACAGCGGGTTCAATCCGCTACAGGAAATAAGCCGGACCACTGGTATCAGCATGGTCGAGCTAAAGAAGCGGATGGAGGACGGCCAGATATCCGCTGAAATGGTTGCCAAGGCATTCCAGACGGCCACATCGGAGGGCGGGCTATTCTTCGGCATGAATGAGCGGCTATCGCAATCCATGTCGGGCCAGTTTGCAAAGATGGAAAGCGAAATCAAGGCGGCAGCGATCAGCCTTGGAACCGACTTAATGCCGATGCTTAAGCAAGTTACTGGAATGCTTAGAGAGGGCATTGGAGGCGAGGGCGGCGGCGAACGCGGTATCATCGGGTTTAACATCAAGCTAGCCTCGGATGCTTACGCTTCGCTATTTGCCGGGATCGGTACGGGCATCGAAAGCGCGTCCAAGTCAGTTCGCAATCTCGATCTAACCTCGGGCCTTGTCGGCGCGGTAATGGATGGCCTTAATGCGACGCTAGACAAAAGCCAAGAAATAAAGGACGCCGAACTAGACCGGGAAGCGGCGTTGATTAGGGCAGCCAACCAAGAGGGCGAAATAGCCAAAAAGAAAGCCGAGCAAGTCGAGCAATCAAAGCGGCTTGCTGAGGCTGAAATGGAGCGAACCAGGGCCGAGAATCTTCGAGTAAGCACACTCAAGGCTGATATCGAATTCCAAAAAAAGGCTTTTGGCGACCTATCCAAGCTTCGCGAAGAATACGACAAGCTCACGCTAGGCGACGATGAGGCAAGGCGGCAAAAGCAGGCCAGGGACGGCTACAAGCAGCAAGACATCGAGCGATTCGAGAATATGCAAAAGATGGTTGATGCCGAGAAGCAACGTAAAGCCGCGATGAGCGAATCGGCGGCGATCGAAAAAGAAATGATGACCGACAAGCAAAAAGCAACAGCGGAAATCCAGAGGCTAAGAGGTTTGTTTGCTCAATTGACGCCTGAACAGCAAGCCGGATCGATGGGGCAAGCGAACATTGCAAAGCAGGCCCAAATCCAGCAAAAGCTATCAGACCCGGCAGCAGACATCGCCAAAAACATCGCCCCTGCCTTGAAAGCCGGATCCAAAGAAGCCTTTGCATTCCTGTTGAACCAGCGAACGGACGCAGCGGAAAAGGCAGAGCGGAAGAAATACCAAGATCAAATGCTAGTAGAGGCTCGAAAGGCTAACGAACTTGCATTGACGGCACCAAGATTAGCGGGGGCTAGGTAATGGCTAACGAATTGGTCGGCGCGGAACTTCGCAAGGGATCCGGTTTTGCCCGCAAGGGCCAAGGCTTTCAACTCATCCTCGGCGAGACCTGGAACTATCGAGTAAAGACCGATCAGGTTACCAGCAATCGCCAAAGCATCCTTTACGATACTCCTGGACTACCTCGGGCAGGATTGCTCTATGGGCCACTAGGTTTGATTTGCGATAGCGTAGATTGCGACCGAGAAGAGAAGCACGCTCTATACTGGAATGTCACGGCTCGATTCCAAACAGGGACCGAAGAACAAAAACAAAACTCGGAAGCGAATCCAGACCCGGCAACATGGATACCGATATTCAAAATCGATTCGTTTGTTACGAAGGAAAAGGTTCTTGCTAAGGATCGATCAACGCCAGCTAAATACCCGGTCAATTCAGCGGGTACGCCATTCGATCAACCTTTGACAGACACATCAAGCTTTTGCCAGTTTTCGTTCGTTCAATTCGACGACCCGGGGCTAAAGCTCAAAGACTTTCTCGACCGAAACGACATCGTGAACAAGTCGGCTTTTACCGCACTAGGCCAGACGTTTGCAGCTAGAACCCTACTCCTAGAAGTGCAAGAGGCCGAATTAGGCTCCTATGCAGGCTATGCAGCATGGAGGGCAAAGTACAAGGTGACTTATGACCCTGATACCCACGATGAGAAGCGGGCCGACATTGGACCATTCTACAAATCTGCCGGGCAGACGCTTCGATACATGGACTCGACCAACACTTTCCCGATGGTAGGACCTTTGAACGGATCAGGGGCAAAAGCGACCGACCCAGCCGAGTTGGTTTTTCGGTGCAAAAAGGAAGTTGAATTCTCTACCATTATTAGGACTTCCTAAAATGGCCGATACGACGCTTTACGCTTTCAACAATGCCGACAGCCAAGCCTTGCTTGGCATGATCGGAGCGACGAAGCCAAGCGGCTCTATTAGCTCGGATTTGGTATCGACTGCCGATACTATCTTGGCAGTGGCTACGTCGACGATCACAGCTAGGGCAGGGACCACGTTGGGCGTAGGAACGGCGCGGGCCAAGCAGATTTCAGACGCTAGGGTACTGTCGGATTTGTACGCTACAGACATCGAGGTTTTGAACGCTGGATCGGCTGTTGCTAATGGGGCAATGCTAAAGTGCTTTCGGGTCGGAAATCGATGGCTAGCCGTGGAGATTTGCTAAATGGGAACAATGGGCGGTTGCTGTTGCGATTGTTGCCTCGATGCTGAGGACATGCCATTTACGAGCGTTTCGCTAATAGCCCCAACAGACGACTGCGAAGGGGGGCTAGGCGATGGGCTAGGCGGTGGCGGTGTTGGCATTGGCGGTGGGCCGGAAGTGCCTATTTACCCATCGGCCAGTTTTGTTCCAGTCAATTGCTGTTTCATCGCCGATTTCAATTTAGCTTGCCAAGAGTACACGAAAAATTGTGCGGTTCTTGCAACGCTCCAAACCGACATTAGCGCGAAGTTCGAGTATTACCGTAGGCGAATACCCTACCTTGCAGACGGAAACGATCCGGTTTCATGCCCCTGCGAGCTTATTCAATCAAACCTTGTCAGCGAGCAGACCATCCATAAAGCTTGGTGGCTCGAACGGCATAAGCTAGTGGCCTTGCGAGTTCACGTTGGCAAGATTCGCGTTCAATGCGAGGGCGGCGAATCAGCCTGTAAATTCTATGTTGCGGTTAGTTACATCTTTGAGCATTGCGAGTTTGTGCTTGGGTGGGCTACGGGCGGCAGTTTCTACGCTGAGTTTACAAACAGCTACGATTGCACCGGGGTTTACAGAGACGGGACTTGCAGTTTTAGCAATCAATTTGAAAACTCAAGCACGATCAACGACTGCAACGATTTAATGGCAGCGTTTCCGGATCAGTTCTGCGCGTTTGATCCGCTAAGGCAAAAGATCATAAGCCGGATCAAGATATTCGACGCGTTGCCCACAGGACAGATCTCAATTTCGGATGCGGATTATCCCCCGCTAAGTTGTTGCGGCGGTTCGACTGGTTGCACGATAACAGGAAGCCCTTGCGGATTGGCTATCATCGATAACTGTATGCCGAACTTGCCCCAGTTCGACGAGCCGTTTCCGGCGTTCTGCCAAGCGTCGCTCGGGCAGCCGCCATACGAAGAGGGATGCGAGATCGTTGTGGGATGTCCGGTGATTCGAGAAATACCGTTTCCCGAAAACGTAGACGATCGATGCTTCAACTACTTTATCTACAACGAATCTGTGGACTGCTTTGTTCTCGTAGGAGGTCAAGGCGCGGGCAGCGGAAACCTAATCGAAAGCACAGTGATTAACTGCGGGTATTGCATCGAGGACGGGCAAACCGTTTGGGCTGACACTCCTTTGATTCTATTAGACTTATGCGCTCCAGGTGCTACGCTTTGCCTGACGGGTGAATGCTGCCAGAACGAGCTAGTAAACTCCCCTCAGTTTGTTTGCCAGGAGTTCTACGAGGGCCTTTGCGCTACGGTTATTTCCGACCTAGATTGCACGGTCGGAGAAGTCCAGTATTTTACAGGCGGCGCGTTTTGTTTTGACTTGCCAACCGTCACAATCCAATTGACATGAGCGAACGAATAGTACCGACGTATTACGCCGATTCGACCACGACCCGCGAATACCGGATGACATACGCATCCATTAACATTACGCCGATCGGCAATCCGTGGAAGTCGCTACACGATGGCAGCATACTGACGCCGAGAGACCTAGCAAACTGGGAAATCCGCATCCCCCAATACGGTTGCTCTTGCAAGCGATTCTATGCCGAATGGAAAGCGGCCAACGCGCCCGATTTCACCTCCCCCGAAGCATTCTTTGCCTGGGGCGTTGCACTTCATAACGCAGTCAACGCGAAGCTTGGCAAGCCCGAAATCACGATCGACGAAGCCTATAAAATCTGGAGGAAATCAGATGGCTTGGAAGTTAAGACGGATATCGAACAACGTCCATGAAATAACGATCGACCTAGGCCGGAATAAAGACTGGGAGCAATGGGTATTGCTCCGGTCGGATGTTCACCACGACAACCCGAAATGCGACCAAGACCTAGAGCGGCAGCACTTGCAAGAGGCTCTTGAGTACGACGCACCGATCATCGACAACGGCGATCTATTCTGCGCGATGCAAGGGCGTTGGGATAAGCGAGCGGATAAATCAGCACTCAGGCCAGAGCATCAGGGGAGCAACTATTTTGATTTGCTGGTGGAAACAGCAGCGGACTTCTACGAGCCATTTAAATCACACCTAGCGGTACTCGGCAGAGGCAACCATGAAACGGCAATGACCAAGGCCCACGAAACGGACCTGACGGATAGATTGGCGTCCCGTCTAAGGCATCGCGGCGGGGTCGCTGAGGCCAGCGGGTACGGCGGTTGGGTGATATTCCGATTTAGGGATCCGAACCAATCAGGCAGGGCGGCGTGCAAAGATACGGTAATGCTCTACCATTACCACGGCACAGGCGGCGGCGGGCCAGTGACGCGGGGGACTATTCAGACCAATCGCCTAGCGGTGCTTACACCGGATGCCAATATCATCCTCAGCGGGCATACCCATGATGAATGGCAATTACCTATCCCAAGGCAACGGATTTCGACCAGCGGAGTGATCTTCCACGATGAGCAATTGCACATCCGGCCACCAGGGTACAAAGACGCATGGGGTAGCGGTGAAGGCGGCTTCGAGGTCGAGCGAATGCTAGGAGTGAAAAACATCGGGGCGGCTTGGCTCAAGTTCTCGTGGGACTGGCGGGCCGGATGCGTTCGGTACGATTCGCAGAGGGCGAAATAAATGAAAGCCATAATCCGCAAACAAACATGGACCATCCGAGACGACACAAGGCCCGATGAATTTGGCTATTGTGACCTCGAAGGGGATCGAGGCCAGCCTAGAACGATCGGCATTCGCTCAGGGCTCGACGAAGGGCAAGACCTCGACACAACGCTACACGAATGTTTGCACGCAGCAATGCCGGACCTCTCCGAAGACGCGGTGACGGAGATAGCGAGCGACCTAGCTAGGGTGCTTTTGGCCAGGGGTTTCGGGCGATCCTAGCCACCTAGCCAAAAAACCCTAATCTTTTTTCCCTGTGTTTTCGTTGGCGAAACAACTATTTTGGGAAACTTCCACATCTTTTTGGGTAAAGGTGTTGATCTTTGTTTGGTGCGTCGATATCATACACACGTCGGTTAAACGACAGTGACGCAAACGGCAACCAAACGAGACAAGCAAATGACGACCAAGACGCACGAAGAAACGATCGAAAGCCATGTTGATTCAAACATATCGATTGCAATCGATCAATCAGAATCTTACGGCGGGCTTCGCGGGGCGTTCGATGCCTTTCGCCAAAACACAATCGATTCGTGCATTGAGGACGGATACGGCGCAGACGAAGCACTCGACGCAGGAAGCTGGTTTTGCGTCAAGTTCAACAAGGCCGCTGGCACGGACTTTTAATCATGGCAATCGAGATTCGATTCACGACGCGGCTTACCTCGCATGGATGCACAGTCACAATGATTACTCCAGTGCGAACGCGAACAAAGCGATTTCGCAACGGCTACGGATGCTCGGAGATTTCGGCTAGGCGATGGATCAAGGAGCAAATCGACGGCTACTGCGAATACGAAGAGTCCCGCAAGGCCGAAGGTCTTGACACTCCAGCGCGATTGTTTTTCGTAAATGGCGAACTAACCCACTAACCAGCCGACAGCGGCGAAACCCTTTGGGGTCTTTTTACTCACACTTTTTTGGAGGCGATGAACGATGACGATAAGCGAACTGATTGAACGGCTTGAAGAATACCGCGACGAAATTGGCGGAGATACCGAAGTCCGATTGATGACCCAAGAAAACTGGCCCTTTGAGAATTCGATTCGCGGCTTGTGCTCGGGTAAAGAGATCAGCGAATCCGGCGACAGCGATGACGATGAAGACAGCAACGAGAGCGATGCCGATGCATCGGTGGTTTACATCGTCGAACAGGGCCAGCTTGGCTACGGGACAAAGCGAGCATGGGACGTTGCGAGACGATGAAACCCTGCACCAAATGCACCCTTACCAAGCCCCTCTCAGAGTTCCGCAAATCCAACCGGACCAAGGACGGGCTCGACACTCAATGCAAAGCCTGCCGACAGGCGAAAGCCAAGACGGCAGAGGCAAGGAACAACCCATCGACGCGGGCCAATTGGGCACGCGGGACGCTGGCGAAACTACACTTAACTGAGAGGGATTATTGATGGCAAGGCAACCAAAGACGATCGACGAGCTCCGAAGCGATATCAGGATGACCGGCAACGCGATTGACGCACACTGGCCCAAAGCCATGCCGCTATTAGGGCCGGTCGACCTGGAGTCATTGCGATTCCTGGAGAGCAACGCCAACGCACTGGCGATCTACTGCAAGCTACTACGGCAGCGGCTCGAAGCACAAGACCCGGCAATCCAACACTTACGCAAAACACTACAGGAGGGCGAATAATGGCACTGCATTCGGCAAGCGGACTTAGGGCAATCGCGGAACTTTTGGACGCGATAACAAAATTTGAATCCGATTATTCGCACCCTTTGACTTTGGCCGGGAGCCTTAATGTCTTAGGCGAAGACGGCTTCACCAAGGCGGGGCAACTGCAAATTAGCGATGGAGTCTGGCGATACGTTCCGACAACACAGGAGACCAAGGAAAATGAGTAGCAATCAAATACCGGGCGTACCGGAGGGGTGGGATTTGGTTCACGCAATGAGGCGGGCCACCAAAGGGGAGTGGTACATTGACAATGACGGGACTCCGTATCTACAGCCCCTGAGCGAATCAGTTTACCCTCATCCCATCATCCGCAAGATCGAAAAGCCAGCGACGTATCGACCGTTCGAGAGTGCGGAAGAATTTAAGCCGCATCGGGATCGGTGGCTGACCAGGATCGACGAAAACGGACAGCAAATCGACGGTGAGTTTCAGCTCGACGGATTTGACGACACAGGGATTTGGCTCGGTGCGAACCCTCTTAGTTACAAAGACGCTTTAGACCGAGGCCACACTTTCGACGACGGAACCCCCTTTGGAGTACGGATCGATGAATAACACAGTCAACGTCAACACAACGCAGCCTGCCGATTGGGCCGAATTTATCCGAAACGCGGCATCGAGTAAGGGCATGGAGTTATCGGTATTTTACGGAATTGCGGCAGTCGACATGGCTATCGTGGTGCTGGAAATGGACCCCGCTACAACATGGGCAACGCTCAGCGCACGCAAGCGAGGGCGTCCGGTTCACTACAACCCCAAAGACGCTCCGGCGGTGAAACGAAAGCGAGGGCGGGCGAATGGATGAGTTTTATCTGATCGCCTTGGCTCGCAAGGTCAACGATAAAAGTAGCAAGCTATCGCGGGTTGCGAAATGCACGTTCGATCACTACTCGGCACCGGGCGGCGTTGTTGCTGGTCGATGGTACAACCTTCATATTTACGACAGTCCCTTTCGAGGGATGCTCGATGCGGTTTTTGTGGGCTTGTCTAGCGACCCCGGTATCAGGGCAGCGGAAGCACTGGCCGAGCGAATGGTATCGGGCTTGAGTCTTGCAAGCGGCGTGAAATGGGAGGCTAGCTGCGGGCCCATCGATGCGGAAGACGCAGCGTTGTTGCGGATTGAGTTGGAAGCGGTTTAACCTTTTTTGGAGATTGAAGCGATGAATAAATTCGACGCGTTAAAAATGTTCCAAGGCTGGCCCCCTGAGTGGCAGCGGCTTTGTGCGGAATACTGGATCGAGACGGGCGAAGTCGACCCTAAGTTTGTTTTGGCTTTCCCGAAGCAGACGGTAGGGGAGTTGGTTCAGCGGGGCGTGTCAATGCCTAGCGATCAACCCAAGACCGTGCTGACCTACCCAAGAGAGGCAGCGAAGGCGGCAGCTAAAGCTTCGGTTGGATTCACTCACAGCGGATACCCGGTTCAGTTGTGGGAAAAAGATGCAATTGACAGCATGATCCATCAGCAGCTAAACGATACGGCGATTGCGAAAGCTATGGAGCTAGGCTGGCCTTTTCGCAGGACCAAAAGAGCATGGGAGCAATTGGCTTACGGGCGAAGAAAGCTAGCTAGCGGGAAGGGCGGTTGTAAATAATGACAATCCTACTACTCTGCTTTTTCGTCGGTGGCTTTACGCTCGGCTCTGCGTTCGGATGCGGCGCGACCCTCTGGGGCATGATGGACCGAGCGAATAAAGCCCGCAAAGCCTCCCCTGAGTCGATGGCGATGCAAGAGGCGTACCGTGATTGATACCGTCGAGATCTGCCGAGCAATGTTTGCCGGTGGAGTTGTCGCGATTCTATTACAGATTTTTGCTGAGGTGATTTATGGGGAGTAGCTATTACAAGATCAAAGCCCTATCGCACTCGATGCTATCCTGCTTGGCCCAAAACCCGATGGAATGCCGAATGCGATACGTCGACGATCCACCGACGCTACCCAAGAAAGACTCGGCAGCGTTCGCTATGGGCCATGCGGTGCATTGCTTGGCATTGGAGCCCGAGCGGTTCGATGAGCGGTTTGTTGTCGTCGAAAAGGTGCTATCGGCTAACTCGACGGCGGGACAGATCGCGGCATTCGTGCTTGACGAAAAGACAACGGGGCAGGACTTGCCTTGGATCGCGAAGCCCGAAGGGATTAACAGGCGAACCAAAGCGGGTCAAGCCGAATGGGATGAGTTTGTTAGCGATTGCGCTCTCAAGGACTTGAAGATCGTCGACGACTCGGACTTTACTAAGGCGATGGATTACGTCGATTTAGTCAAAGGCAAAACAGTCCTCGATGAACAGGATCACGCCGACGCGGTGGCCTGCGTCCAGGCGTTGAACAACCACCCTGAGTTTGCAACGATCATGGCGCAACCTCGGCGGGTCGAAGTGCCTTTCGAGTTCGATCTATTCGGGCACAAGTTCAAGGCCAAGCCCGATTGCATTGTGGACTCGATGAAATTGATCGTAGACATCAAGACAACCGACGACGCAAGCCCTCATAGGTGGCAATGGTCGGCGGTGGATTACGGATACCATCGGCAAAACGCTATTTACCGAGAGGCATTGCGTAACGATACCGGCGAATGGTACCGATTCGTCTTTGCCGTTGTCGAGAAGCCCAAGCCATCGACGCGGGGCATACCGCCGACCGTGGCATTGTACGAGCTTGACCCTGATACGGTTTTGATGGGCTACGAAGACACGCAGAGGCTTGTTCAGGACTACGAAGACCGGACGGCGAACGGATGGTGGCAGCAATACTACAGCAGCGGGATTGTCCCTTTGCGGTTGCCAAGACGAAGGGTTTACGAAGGAGAATAGAACGATGACGAAAACAACGACAGATCAACCAGCGGCAACGGTAGAGATCCCTACGGGCAAGCAGACAGCGGGGGCCGTTGCGGTGGTTCAGGCGGCTAGGAAGGTTCTTACGTTTCGAGAGCGATGCTACGAAATTAGCTTCCCGATGCTCAAGAGCATGGTAGGCGAAGAAAGGGCCAAGGAGGCATCGGGGCGCGTCTCGGCGGCATTGGCGGCATCCAGGGCGGCAGCTAGAGACCCGAAGGACTTTGACCTATGCACAGTCGAGAGCATTGGCCGAGTGGTCGCAATATCGGCTCTTACGGGGATCTATCCTGGGACCGGGGCAACCGCTTTGGCCTATGCGATTCCCAGGAGACCGCGACAAGGCGAAGACCCGCAACTAACCTACCAGCTAAGCCATCGAGGGCTTAACGCTCTTGCGAATCGGGCAGGGGCTCATATGGTTGCGATTCCGATCAGCTACAACGATCACATCGAGGTGACTGAGACTGGTGACGTTATCATCCGGTCGATGGATCTGGACAACCCTCCGACGACCGAAGCGGAATTGCGGGGCGTTGTGGTCTTGGTAAAGCGACTCGATACCGGGACGCTTGTTTATGCGGGATGGGTTCCGAAGAAACTCATTCACGAGCGCCGAGACGTTTCAGATTCGTACAAGTACGCCGAAAGCCCGAAGGGAGATTGGTCTAAAGGCTCAAGCCCTTGGCACGCATGGTACACACCGCAAGCAATGAAAACGGCGATGCACTACGCAATAGCCCGAGGCTGGTGCGTAATCGACGACACGGACGCTCAACGGGCTTTGTCCGCCGATGTCGAGAGCGATATTATCGATGTTGAATCCAGGCCCCTAGATCGCGTCAAGCTTACCCGGAACGAACTACCAGCGATCGAGGGGCCAAGCGAATAGCGAACCAGGATCGTCCAGGGGATCAGCCGATGTTCGCTTCATGCGGCGTGCTGAGCAACTGTCCAAGGTTGCCGATCCTTTTGCCAACCCACTTCGGGGCGGCGTATGGAGGTTGAAATAATGGCTAGATACATAAGAAAAACGGCGTGGGTTGAGGCTCGGCAGTTCACAACGAACAACGAGCCAGACAACAAAGAAATGGATTCGCTTGTTTTGTGGCTAGGATCGAATGGCACGAAGGCGACGCACGACGGCACAAGCATTTACATCAAGATGGCAAGCGGTCAAGTAGCGGAGGCTGTTGTCGGCGACTTCATTGTATTTGATCGAAGCCTAGGGGTTTTGTTTTTGGCCAGCAAGTTTTCTTTTTCCGAGGCTTTTGAGGAGTGTACGCACGATTGGGAAGCCATTGAAGATTCGGATGAAGATCAGTGCTTGTTTTGCCAGGAAGTGCGGACGCATCCCGTGCAGTATTTTGGCGATGAGGTCTTATAGCCAACCCGCTTCGGGGCGGCGTATGGAGGTTGAAATGATAGAGGCTTTGCTATGGTTTATCGCGGTCTTTTTGTTTTTTGGTGTTGTTGCGTTTATAGTTTTTTCCTAGGGTGCAGATCGCAACCCGCAGTTTATGAAATCATCGAGGTTTCAGATGAGCAAAAAATGCAGCATTTGCACCGACGCATTCGAGGCGGCCAAGCGGGACAAATGCCCGAAGTGCCAAGACCTAACAGAGTTTGGGGTCGATCGGATTTCAATCCTGCTTCGGCACGCCAAGAAAATCCCGCGACGAGCCGAGCGGTATCTGGCCCGGGTCGAACACTTCCGAGAGATCGACGCTAGGGAGAGGCAACCGCCAAAGGCAATCGTTGAGGTGATGCCTGAGCCGGTTGCTGAAAAGCGTTGCAAGATTTGCGGAACCCCACCACGGCTCAAGGATCGCAACTGTTGCCGGGAATGCTTCGGCATCAAAAAAACGATCAGCGACCCTTACGAGATTTGCCAATTCTTGATTCAGAAGCGACCTGAAAAGGCGGCTCAGTATCAAGCGATGGCAGACCAACACAGGCAGCGGATGATCGAATCGTCGGCAGACGCCGAGCGGGAGATCCGAACCAACAGACGGCTAGCGGCTCTTGCGGCTAGTACCAAGCCTTGCAAGCCGCGAATCGTGACGACCAACGGGGTCGACTCGACTTGTCAATACTGGCGGTGCGGGCGTTGTCGGCAAGTGCTGACGCGACGCAATTGCTTGAAGTGTGAAATGGTGATTAAAGGAGAAATTCAAGATGAGTAAAGTTGAAAAGTTTTGGGTGAACGCAACGGCTGATGATGTTGCGCGGGTTATGGCAGGCGAGACAGTTGAGGCGAGGTTTCGGGACGACGAAGGCGGCAAGTGGCTCGAATCCGATCACTCTCTTGGGGGTTACGATTCAACCGAAGAATTTTGCAAGTGGATTAGCAGCACCGGATGCCCTTGGCGATTCTGCCAAGTCTACCGCGAACCCTCTTGGTACACCAACAAGCCCGATCCGGGGTTGGGGTGTCGGTTGCTTGAGAAGCTTCCCGATGAGGAATTGAAGCCGGGGGATGAGGGCTGGGACTTATGGCACGATGGAAAATGGAGCGAATCGGACTTTGCGAAAGAAGGCAAGCCGCAGCAAGAAAGGACTTGGTATCGACGCCGCATCGAGCCGGTGGAGCCCGTCGAGAGCAAGCCGCTATTGATTCGCAGATGGACCGTCGACCCAGGCGATGAAATCAAACTACCTAACGGGCGGCTATTGATTATCAACCAAGACGGCTTTGAGGTGACGCAATGAAATTCGAGGTTATCGACTACATCGGGGCGGCTTGGGTCTGTATTGCTCTTGTTGTTTTGGTGGCTTACCTGATAAAGCTTACAGAACCTTATCACAGCCAACCCAGCGAGCCTCAACGCTACACAGTTCACTTTGACGGCATCGACTACCAGGACTTGACGCGAGACTATCACGGGCTATCCAGGAGCCGAGCGGAGTACAAAACCAAAGCGGGAAAGCGTATTGAATTTCACGGCAATTTTTATGAGGTTGAACAATGACACAATGGCAAGCAACAACTAAGGGCGGGCATCACTATCGCATCACAACCAGAGACCCCGATTCGGATTACCCGATGCGCGGAGAGGTCGAGGAATCGGGGATTGTGGTCTATGTCCAGTGGACTAAAGACGGCAGGGTTTACGTAGACGCCGAAAGCCAATACGACCTTATCCCCATCGAACCAGAGGCCCCTAGCCCCGCAAAGGTGCGAGTTGATCTGGCCTTGGCGGCGATGGCCTACAAGCTAGCCAGCGACGCAGAGCAAGCAGCTATGGAAAGACTGAGCGATGCCGACGAGAAACTCCGACAGGCTATGAGGGCGTGCGAAAAGGAAAACGCTTTGGTCTCGATTCACGGCGAACTATTCCTGTTTCAGATCGACGAAGACGGCTGTATCTTTGTCGAGCAAACGGAGGTGCTTTAATGAGGCAATGGCAAGACAAGACACGCGGCGGGTATTGGGTGCGGGGCATCGAGCCGGTCGATAGCGAGGGCGAATTCTACGATCTTCGCGGGGAAGTTGGCAATCACAGCAACGAGCCACCGAGCGAAGATCCGGCAGACTGGGCTTGGGAAACTTGGCGAAGCGACGGGCGGTATATTTTCTGTAGGGAAAGTTCTATGGATTTAGTGGAGGTGCAAGAATGATCTACATCTACAAAGCCGAATTAATCCGCGTAATCGATGGCGATACCGTGGCCCTAGTGATTGACCTGGGGTTCGATACGTCACGCATAGAGCGATTTAGGCTTTACGGCATCGATGCACCGGAGATGCGAACCAAGGAAGGCAAGGCAGCCAAGGCGTGGCTTGAGGATGCAATCAGGCCACCAGAGCCGATCTACGTGCAGACGATCCAGCTATCGACCAAGTCCAAGCGGGATAAGTACGGGCGGTTTCTGGCGGTGCTTTATGATGGCGCTAGCGACATGCAGGCGAGCGGACCGACGAATACTCGGGTTAGCCCATCGTCGATCAATGCACGAATGATTACCGAAGGTCACGCAAAGGAAAGGTATTGGTAAATGAGCAAGCGAACAAAACCTGAAATCAAAAGAGCCGAGGTTGTCGCAGTGATAACCGAAATGCTCGAAGATGCTTTCGGAAGTGATGACGACGTATGGTATTCGGTCGACATTAAGACCGAAGGAATGCAGATGGTCAGAATGAGGATTAGGGCCAGGATTGACGGCAAGGACGCGAAGCTGTCTCTAATCTTCGATCCTGGAGATATGGTTCACGTTGACGCTATCAGGCCCGCTGTAGACGATGCAATCAGGGCGGTGATTCGATGCAAGGCTGACCCTAGCCTGATTGGAGAATAGCTATGAACCCCTACCAGCCCCCTGACGACGAAAGCCAACTCGACCGGATCGAGCGGAAGATTGACAAGTTGAACGGCGAATTCCTGACCGTCCTGATTCTCGGGGCGGGCTTTGGGGCGGCGGTGCTGATTTTGCTCGAAGTGCTTCGGGTGAATGGATGGAAGTTTTAAGTTTCAATTCTTTGGAGGTGGATGATGAAATACGATGAGTTTATTCGGTCGAAAATGCCGGTTGTTCAAGACGATGGGTTTGTCCCTGAGTCCCCATGCCCCGATTGGTTTAAGCCGCATCAAGTGGTTTGCGTTGATTGGGCGATCCGAAAAGGAAGGGCGGCATTGTTCGAGGCTTTCGGGCTTGGTAAGACGGTCCAGCAGTTGCAGCTAGGGAAATGGATACACGAAAAGACGGGCGGCAAAGTGTTGTTTGTGGCCCCTCTCGGAGTGCGTCAAGAGTTCACCCGCAACGATGGGCCGAGGATGGGAATGGAGGTTGTGTACTGCCGGACCGATGCAGAGGTCGACGCTTGCGAATCGCCCTACGTCATTACAAACTATGAACGAGTCCGAGACGGCAATATCGACCCTGCAAGGTTTGCGGGTGCGATGCTCGATGAGGCTAGTTGCTTGCGATCCTACGGGACCAAGACGACGCAGCAATTCGCTATGCTGTTTAAGCAGATTCCTTATCGATTCGTTGCGACGGCTACCCCATCGCCTAACGATTTCATCGAGCTTATCAACTACGCTGATTTCCTCGGGGTAATGGATCGAGGGCAAGCTATGACTCGATTTTTCCAGCGGGACAGCAAGAAAGCCGGAAACCTTCAATTGTACCCGCATGAGGTCCAGCGGTTTTGGCTTTGGGTTGCGTCTTGGGCGGCGTTTGTAAATTCCCCTGGAGATCTTGGCTTCGACGACGAAGGTTACTCGATGCCAGAGCTAAATGTACACTGGCATGAGGTCAAGGGCGATCAAGGCCAGCCTGGGGATTACGTCGACAGTCGCGGTAATGCGATGCTGTTTCAGCTACCCGGCGGCGGCATCAAGCACGTTGCTAAGCAGCGACGAAAGACGAAAGACACTCGCATCGATAAGATGGTGGAAATCGTCCAGCAAGACCCGAATGAACACTGGCTGATTTGGCACTATCTGGAGTCTGAACGCGAAGCGATCCAAAGGGCGATACCACACAGCAAAGCGGTCTACGGCTCTCAGGAACTTGACGAGCGGGAGCAGATCGTAGGTGACTTTGCGGATGGTCGATTGCAGATCCTAAGCAGCAAGCCCGAATTGCTTGGGAGCGGATGCAACTTTCAGCGGCATTGCAATCGGGCGATCTTTATCGGGCCAACGGACAAGTTCAACGACTTCATTCAGGCGGTTCACAGAATTCAGCGATTCATGCAAACTAAAACCGTGGAGGTGCATATCATCTTTGCGGATACCCAATTCGATACCGTGGTTATCATGCGTAAGAAATGGGAGCGACACAACGAGCTTTCGCAGCGTATGCGGGAGATTATCAGGGAGAACGGTTTATCAGGAGATCGATTAAAAATGAAATTCCAACGCGGTTTAGGTGTCCCTCGGGTTGAGGTTAGCGGCGAGCTTTACAGGGCGATCAATAACGATTGCGTAGCGGAGCTAAAGGAATGGCCGGATCAGTGCGTCGATGAGATCGTTACGTCGATTCCGTTCAGCGATCACTACGAATATAGCCCGAACCTTAATGACTTCGGCCACAATCAGGGCGATGACGGGTTTTTTGCTCAGTTCGATTTCTTGGTCCCTGAATTGTGGAGGGTGCTTAAAGACGGTCGAGTTGCTTGCATCCATACCAAGGATCGAATTCAATACGGAACGATGACCGGAAACGCGATGTACTCAGTCAATGAGTTCAGCGACAAGACCGTAGCGGCGTTCAAGCGGCATGGATTTGTTTATATGGGCCGGATCGTAATTGATACCGATGTGGTCCGAGAGAATGCACAGACCTACAGGCTAGGCCACACTGAGAACAGCAAAGACTCGACCAAGATGGGGTGCGGCTCGACTGAATTCGTTTTACTGTTTCGCAAGTGGGATGCGTCGATGAGTCCGAACCAGACTGCGAATGGACCGGAGCCGGTGACGAAAGACAAGGCAGAATACTCGAGGTCTCGATGGCAGATTCACGCTAGCGGGATTTGGCGATCGAGCGGGAATGAGCTTGTTTCGCCTGCGATGCTCGAAAGCTTCACGACGTCGGAGGTTTATCACTGGTGGAGGGCATACGCCAAAGAGCATCGGTACAACTACGCCGACCACGTTGCATTTACCGAGGCTGTCGAAAAGGTCGGCAGGCTCCCGGCGTCGATGATGCTATTCGCTCCGGTGTCGAAAAACAAAGACGTTTGGACGGATATCATTCGGATCAAGACGCTTAACACGGAGTTGAGCCGAAAGACTTCCGAGAATCACGTATGCCCCCTGCAGCTAGACGTAATCGAGCGGCTTGTCGAAAGGTACAGCAATCCCGGCGATGTTGTGCTAGACCCTTTTGGGGGCGTTCATTCGACGCCATACCAAGCGATTAAGATGGGACGCAAGGGATGGGGTATCGAGCTGAATCCAGACTACTGGAAATTCGGCGTAGCTTTTTGCGAACGAGCTGAAAGAGCGTTGACGGCTCCGACGTTGTTCGACTTGACAGAGTTTGATACCGTGGAAGCGGATGCGGTAGCGATCGAATAAGACCCCAATGAGGCTGGTCCACCTCGGCAAAGGTGCTTGCTATCTACCGGCAAGAATCCCGCTAAACGGACTGGTGCGCGGATCGTGCCGGGTTTAATCGGCCCAAACGACCGTTGGCAAAGCGGGGACTAACCTCCGACCGCTTGCCCCCAGGGTCGCTCGTTCGAGAGGGCGGGCGGCTCTTTTACGCTCCGGGTGGGGCGGTTTAACCTGAAAGGAAACATGAAATGGCAGAATCGAAATTTACTCCGGGGCCTTTAGTTGCTACACAAAACGAAACGGTTAAAGGCTTGTGGGACGTGCGATCCGATAGGGATTTTTTGGGCGTTGCGTTTGACGAAAGCGCACAAGCCAACGCGGAACTATGGGCCGACGCTCCAAGGTTGCTTGAGGTACTGCGAACGCTTCACGATTTCGCTTTGCCGTTACGGGACAGAGGCCTAGCGGCAGAGTCCGAGCAAGCATTCGCAGACGCTAGGGCGTTACTCGAAAAACACGGCGGCTAGGTTATCCAGGTCGGATGGAGTTTTCAAGGATTCAACAATGTCTAAAATGATCGCGTCAGGTTTGACCGCCAGACGAACACACAATCCCCCTCGGTGCATTTCTAGGCGTATCTACGCCAAGGCGGTCAACCTATGCACCGGGGGGGCTTTATCCACAGGGGCGAACCATGGCTGGTGATTGGATCAAGATCGAGCATGGGCTATTGGGCAAGCCAGAAGTTATGCTACTGGCCGACACGCTCGACGCTTCGCCCCATGAAGTGGTAGGGCATCTAGTCGCGTTTTGGCTTTGGGTGGACCTGAATCTGTCCCCAGATTGTCCCCAAGTGAAGGGGACAAAAAAGGGACTAGATAGGGTTGCAGGGAGGGACGGGTTTGCAGACGCCCTGGTTTCGGTCGGCTGGTTGTACGTTGAGGACGGCGTAGTTTCTATTCCTGGGTACGAGGTCCACCTGTCGAAAAGCGCGAAAGAACGTGCAAAAGGCCAGAAAAAGAAGGCTATGCAGCGGATAAAGCTGTCCCCTGAGAAGGGGGACAAAAAGGGGGACAAAACCGGGACGGAACAGGGGACCAGAGAAGAGAAGAGAAGAGAAGAGTATTCAAATATAGATACCCTGCCCGAATGGCTCAAAAAGGATTGGCTCCGATGGCTGGACTTTCGATTTGCCAAAGATGGGCAGTGGATGCCGGAGGCCCAAGCCGACGCGGTGATTATGGACTTGCTCCGAAGGGGTGAATTCAAGGCACTCAAGGACATCGAGTTTTCAATCCGCATCGGGGCGAAGAACATTTGCCATGATGACGGCGGGCAGGGCTTGCTAAAGCCGGTCGGCAGCCAAGCGGCAGGAACCCAATCCGGCAGGAAGCTAACCAACGCAGAAAAGACCCTCAAGCTCATCGAGGAAATGAACAATGAAAGTATCTGAAAATCGAGAATTTTTCACGCGGATTGCTATGATTCACTTTCCGAGTCTTGGCACTTACTTGAACAAAGAGACAAGCAGCGTACTCGGGACGATCGACGCTTGGGCAATGACTCTCCGGGATATTACAACCCAAGAGGCTATCTCTGTGGTCTATCGATGGTCCAAGGACGAACTACCAAGGCCCCAATACTACGAGCTAGGCGATTTCGCCTTGCATCTTCGGGCGGTTGTATTGCAGGATCGCGCCAACGCTCGCAAGGCCCAATTGGTTGATATGATTCGGGACCGGGAAGAACCCAGGGGCAACTACAGCCATGTTTCGCTGCGGCCATACATCGCCAGGGTGCTTGAATCGGGCGAACAATGCAAACTCGGCAAGATCACCAAAGCGGAACACTACGCGACCAGGGACCAAGTCCTAGCGGATTTGGCAGCAGCTCAGGTGCGACGATGACCGACGACGAAAAGACCCGCAACCTCCAGGACAAAGTGTACTGGTTGGAATTGCGGGTGAAGATTTTACAGGAAAGAAACAAGGAGCTTAGGCAATGGATCACAAAACTAACGAACAAGAACCATCCAGCAAGGAGGGCGGGCAAGTGCAAATAGGCGATACCGTTTGGGTTAAAGCCAAGGTGGCCGAAGTCGACAACGTTAGCGCGAGGCTGACAACGGAAGTCTACGGTCAAAGTTTTTGGGCGGCGAACAAAGAGTTTTCAAAAACAGGAATCGAGGTGCAAGGTGAGTGAGTTTAGAGTTGGCGATAAGGTTTTGGTGTTGTGCAAAGTGATTGAGCCATGCGAGAGCCTAGTAAAGGTCACGCCGAGCGGCAACGATAGCTGGTTTTGGGCTGCCTGGGAACAATGCCGACCCGTCGAGCCGGAAGCCAAGCAGCCAACCCGAGGGCAGAAGCTAGCCGAGCGAACGATGAAAGCGATTTGGGCGGCGAATGATTCGGTGAGCGAAACGCCAGTTGTCGAAGCTTGCACCAAAACCGCAAACGATCAGTTGCTACAGTCGCTGAAGGATTATCCGTTTGGCGAGCCGTCCAACTGTCCGGAAATTCCGGATAGTTCAAGCAAGCCTTTGGCGGTTGGCGATGCGGTGCAATTTGTTTTGCCGGGGCATAAGAGGCACGGGACGGAAGGCACCTTGAAATCGATTCACCACGGGCCAAGGAACGCTTACCTTTTCGTTTCTAATTGCGGCCAGTTCCATCGCTATTGCACGATCGCGGAATTGGAGCACTACGACCAAGCCGAGACCGTGGACGTTAAAGGCTCGATGCAATCGCTCGACGGCGCCGACACGATCCAAGCGGGTGATTTGCAATGGACCGACAGGGACGGCAAATACCGGCTATGCAATTTCACGATCGGGATGCGGGTCCACGAAGCAATCCAGCGGGGCAAGGCTCACGGGGAAAAGTGGGTGTTCTATCGGAAGTTCCAGGAGGTGGGCGAATGAAGATCAGGCAAGCAAAAAAAATCTTTCGGCGAATGGTCCGAGGCAGAAAAGCCAATAAGTATATCATTGGCCTAAAAAGAACGACCTACAGGAAAGCACTCGATTACGCTGGCAATTGCGTAGTTCTGAAATATCGCAGCCGACGAAAGGAGGTGGTCGAATGAAAATCTTCATCCCAGGCGAACCGATCGCACAACCACGGGTCAAGGTCTCGACTCGAGGCGGCTTTGCGAGGGCCTACGTTGACGCTAAACATCCGATTCACGCCTACAAGCAAGCAATCAGGCTGGCTTACGTCAACGCAGGCGGCGAGGTGCTAGAGGGCCCGGTTGAAGTTCGGATAGCTTGCTGGTTTGAACGACCGAAAGGCCACAGCAAGAAGCGACGGCAGCAGCGAGAACCGAAGACCACAAAGCCCGACTTGGACAATGTAGGTAAGGCAATCCTCGATGCACTCAACGAAATCGCCTACAATGACGATGGGCAAGTGTACAGGCTGACGGTCGAAAAGTGGTACGTTGGCCCCTACGATTTGATTGGAACAATTATCGAGGTGACCCAATGACCAAACGCAAAAACATATATCTTTGTGGGCGAATCAACGGATGCACGGATGCCGAGTGCAAAGACTGGCGAACGCTAGCCAAGCAACTTCTGTCTGAGCATAATTGCATCGACCCTATGCGGCGAGATTATCGCGGATGCGAAAACATCTACGCTTACGAGATCATCGAGAAAGACAAGGAGGACATCGACAACAGCGAAATCATTTTGGTTTGGATTGACAAGCCAAGTTTCGGAACGGCGATGGAAATCATGTACGCCAACATGAACGGGCAGACGGTTTTCGTAGTAAACAATATAGGCGATGCGTTATCGCCTTGGGTTGCGTACCATGCAACATTGGTCTTTAACACTTTACAAGATGCTTGCGAAGCAATTAACAGAGGTGCGTTTTGATAGTAATGCCAGCGAATTCAACCGGGTGGTTTTGGCACTGTCTTGCAAGAGAGACGGGTCGGATTGGACATCTTTACTCCCCAGGGGCTCAGCGCGGGCCGTTTCCCTGGTTTCCTTTTGCGTTGGACAACGGCGCGTTTTCGTGCTGGGATCGACACGCAAACATATTTGATTTCGACAAGTGGAATTCAATCGAACCGAAATGGCAGCGGATGATTGAGTGGGCAGGGCTTGGTGTTCAGACCCCTCGATGGGCTATCGTTCCAGACGTTCCAGGAAATGCCGAAGCGACCTTAGAGCGATGGGGCAAGTACGTTCAGCGGGTTCACGATTGCGAAATCAACGCGGCTATCGCGGTGCAAGACGGAATGACCGTCGAACAAGTTAAGGCATTGCGACCCGGGCCGGTTGTGATTTGCGTAGGCGGGACCGATGAATTCAAATGGGGAACGCTCCAACAGTGGACAACCAATTTTCCAAGGGTCCACGTTTTGAGAGTTAACCAACCGGACAAACTCAACTTCCTGGAATCGCTAGGCGTTGAGTCTTGCGACGGGACCGGATGGAATCGAGGCAACCGAAAGCAGACCAAGGGCGTTGAGGAATGGGCCAGAAACAAGCCGAC